AACATATATTTTCTTTTAAATCCAAAGACTTAGGCGATTGCGAGAACATAAAAGGAACAAATGAGGAACATAAAAGGGACATAAAGGGTAGCACTACTATAAATAACAATAACAATAACAAGAACAAGAACATGTCGCCTCCGCAATCTGCGGAGCCGGATTTTTTGGCCGAAATTGAATCGCTCTTGTCTGGGTACAACGGCAATCGAGCATTTATTGAAAGCGCCCTGGACGCTATCGCGGCAACTCGCAAATCAGGCAAGATGGCCGACAGCGTTCGCCTGGCCATCCTCAAAAAATTTGCGCAATATGATTCTGGAAAAGTTTTATCCGGGATACAAATATACATCGACAGGGGCTATCATCTTGAGGGCAAGAATGAAAATTATCTATTTGGAATTATAAGAAATAACAAGCCTGCGCCTTATGGCGGATCAAGCGGAGGCAATGGCAAAAAATCAGACACCAAGCCTGGACATGGCCAAAGCTTTCTTAATGCTTGGATGGCCATGTCGGAAAGGGATAGGCGCGATGGATCGCCAGAAGAACGAGGACTATCGGATTGGAGCGGCCATAGCGATTTTGGCGGAGGAATGGAGCGTGGACATGTCCGCAGCCAGGATGATGTTGTGGAGGCGGAAATTGTCGAGATTCCCGACGAAAGATGTTGAAATTGCTGTGGATTGGTTCATAGAAAATTCGAAATGGATGCCGAGGCTATCGGAAATTATCGGCAAGATAGAGGGCCGAAATAAGCATATTGAAGAAGATTTGGCTTTAAGGGCATGGAATGAGCTTCTGGAGGCCATCAAGAAGCCTTCCCTTGCTCAGGTATTCTATTCTGATTTTTCAAAGCGAGATAGCCTGTTAGATACCTTCTCGTCGAAATTTAAGGATAGGCTGATACCGGAAATCGTTCGCAGCATGGGGGGGTGGTGGTCTGTCCGGAACTGGACTTTGGATGAGATCAAATGGAGAAAGAGAGATTTTTTTGACATATATCAATCATTTAGAAGGAAAGCGACCCTGGATCAAAAAAGCATACCTGGAGATTATGGCAAAAAAATAATTTCCTTGACGTCCGGGATAGGCGATTTGCCTGATCAGAAATAAGCAACTATGATGCCGATTTTTGGAGTGTTTATGTATTTTGCTAAAAAATCAAGACCTCGTCCGCGACAAAAGCCAGGAAAGATGAATAAGCTGGAGTTGCGTTATGCCGAAAAATTGCAAGACATGGTTATGGCTGGCAAAATAATTTCATATGAATATGAGCCTATCAAGTTTAAGCTTGCGCCCAGAACTTTTTATACGCCTGATTTTTTTGTGGTCACCAATGATTTTGTTGAATTCCATGAGGTCAAGGGATTTCTTGAGGATGATGCTGCGGTCAAATTCAAGGCAGCAGCTGAAAAATATTCTGAATTTGTTTGGAAAATGATTCGGCTCAAAAATGGAGTCTGGGAATTTATTTACAATATTTAAAAGCGGCGAGAGTCATGAATATTTTAAAAAATTGGATAGTGGCGTGCAATCAATCTATAAGCGATTTGAGAGGAGAAGGGGTGGTCAGCCCTTGGTATTGGACGCATAGCGATAATTGCCCTGATTATTGCGTTGTTGAGGCTTTCCCCATAAACAAAAATGCCAATATGCCCAGTCCTGGGTCTTGCCTCTCCAAAAACAGCGAAGGGGACTGGGTCAGCGAAAATGGCCTTTGCATGATCATTGATAGAGAGATTTTTAAAACCGACCAGAAAGACGGAGAGGCTATTTGCAGATTTATTGCAGCTTCTCATGCCGTCAATATTGTTTTGAACAAAAAGTTTTTTATTGAAACAAATTTGCATTGCTCTGGGCACACGCCCCATGTGTGCTTTGATGAGATGGCTTTTTTTCACGTCGCAAAAGAGTATTGCGAATGCAAGGATCGCGAAAACTTGTGTCCTGCTTGCTCTCTTTTTCGCAGAGTTATGGGGTATATTTAATGCTTGAATGCCATAGCCCTGAAATTGCAAATGAATATTGCTCGTGGAGCGTTGCAGTTTCTTTTGAAGATGAAATTTGGTCTTCTGGGTGCGGAGAGTTTTTTTGTTTTTTTGACGGAGGGCCTGGAGAGAATGGATTTAATTATTGCCAATATTGTGGAAAAAAAATTATGATTAAACTTGACATTAATGCTGATTAAATATAGACATAAAAAAGTCTTTGTTATCCAGCTTCATGCAATTCGCCCTTTTTGTCTCTTCGCTTTTAAATCCTTTCGAAAGCCTTCTTTCTTTTTGAGTTTATGGAAAGAAGGCTTTTTTTGTGCTTAAGTATTTTTTGAAATAGATGCAATATATATGTGGTTTCCTCTAATCTCAATTTTGTATTTTTGCATTCGTTGACCAGGAACATTTATGGACGCAACGTGAGTTTCGGCTACATATTCAATCTTATCCCCAACGTCCTCTCTCATCAATCCAATTCCAGGCTGATTGAATCCAAGAATGTCGCCATCAACAGCTTTGGCCGCCAGCTGGGATTTGCTTTTTATGGATTCAAAAAAAACATACTCGACTATGGCATCATTGGTGGCCGAGTCTACAAGCCAATGAAAATATTTATCTCGAATATGGCTTAGTGCTTGGGTGTAAAATTTATCCAAAGACGATGGGGTTGTAGCAAGATCAGACATCTCAAAGACCCAATCCTTCCACATTCGATCAATTTTTTTATTTAAAAATCTTTTCAGGGGTCGATCAAGAGATGTGCCTGTTGAAAGCATCAAATCGGGAATGATGCTTTGTATCTTTTTCACAAAACAATCCAGGCATTCTTTATGTGTCTGAATATCTTTTTCTATTTTAGACATGATTTTTCCTTGTTTTTTGCGGTTAATTTCAAATTGCAGGCTTAAGTATTTAGGCAAAATGCGTCATAAATACTTAAGCCCGGAAACAGCTTATTCAATCTTTTTCCCATAAAAAGCAAAGCCATCAACGTACGATTGCTTGTCATCGTTGCAGTCGCACTGGCTTGGAGGTGGATTTTGATAAATGTGCCCACAAAACAAGCAAACACTTATTTCTTCAGTTCTTACCTCAATGTCAATGCTCGACCTCTTGATTCTTGTTGCGTCCCGAAGCAATTCAAGGCTATTTTCTATTCGGCAAAGATGTTTTCGGTTTTCTCTCTCCATGTCCTGGATTCTTTTGCAATACTCTGCCCACACGTCATCAATCTGATCTCTCGAAATATTATCTGCAACGCAATACATTTCGTCAAATTCGCTTTTCCGAAATATATCGTACAGTGAGACTTTTCCACCCGATCTTTCCACAATACCTTTTTCGGGAAACATTAAGAGTCCTTTCGCGTGTTAGCTGTCGACATGGATTCTGCCCAATCGACAAATTTTATAATCTTTTCAATCCATATTTCATGACTTGAAAAACCCAGATCAGACAAAAATCCATAAATTCTATTGTCCAATTCCTCCCTTAAGTCGTGACTACAATCAAACAATATTAAAGACCCACCTCCTTTGGATCGATACTTTTTAATAACATCGTGGCTTCCAGCTATGCAAAAAATAGGGCCTCTGTCTGTTTTATACACAAAGACATTTGAGTTTATTTCCGAAACAGCCTGCATAAACAAGTGCCGTCTTAACAAAAGCTCCATCATGGGGCGTTTTCGTTCGGCCTTGAAGGGGATTGCCATATACCCTTTCTCTGGCCTTATTATTCTTTTGTTAATATCGATCTCCTTTCAGTTGACAAAAACAGTATTGTCGTTTACCTGACTGTCGTCCGTTATTTTTATCTCGGCAAGCGGATAAGGCGTCAAGATAGTCTTGGCCTCTCCGACAGTGGGAAAAGCAGCTGCCTTGCCATTAGCAATCAAATTATTGCCATCCCATGCCCACTTTCTTCCAGTCGCATCTTTAAAAGGCTCGGCACCAGGGGTTGTTGTTGATAGCAAAGCAATTCTTCCCACGCTGGAATGTTTTTGAGCCAAAATGAAGATATCATTGTCTTTTTCGGCAGACTGCTTAAATATTTCCGGAAATTCTTCACGGAGATGCTTCAAAAACTGGGGCACTGTTTCTTTTTGATACGACAGTATTTCTTTGTTAAACCACATGTCTTTTGGTTTAAATCTAAACAATCTAACAATCGTGTCTGCTGTAAAGTTTTCAGCAGGAATCATTGAGCCTATCCACCCCAAGTCAATCCCTTCCATATAAGAATATGGGAGATAGATATAATCCTTCACCCTGCCCATTTTTTCTGAATACTTTAAGCTCGGAATGCCTGAATATTTTTTTTCTTGGACATGAATCCACTTGTGATATTTTTTAGACATAACAGTGTATCCGCTTTTTGCCAAACGAACTCCATAAGGACAAGGTTTCTGAAAAGCAAAAATGGGAGACAAAAGGGCGCATTGGCCACGATTAAAAAGAGAGCATTCTCTTGAGGCTTCGCATTTAATTATGAGGCTTTGAGCTTTTGTGCGCTTGGATGTTTTGAACAGAGACCTGTCTGGGCGATGTATGTGAAAATGAATAATTCTAAAAGCTTGATCGGTTTGCTTAGTCATCCTTGCTCCTTTCCGATAAAAACAAATTAATTGATTATATAAAATTATCTCCAAATAAAAACAGTTCGGGTGGGGGATGGATGCACGCTTTGAGCTGGAAGTAAAATGGCTCCCGGATGAAGATAAGAAACAAAATCCCCTGTAGTATCAAGGATTCGAATCGGATCATTTGAACACACATACAAGAAATCGGAAGGCAAAGGTTTTTCTTCTTTGCAAAGGGGCTTTCCGATTCGATCTGTGTAATGCAAGGTCGACGCATCCCATATTTCAAAAAAATCAAATGAATCACTTAAATATTCGATCTTTCCTTCTTCAATTTTTTTAGCAATGAAATGAGCAATTTCAATAGTTGGCGCATTAAAAGGCTCTGCTCCAAGAATATTGCAGAGCATGAGGGTATTGTTTTGCACAGTGTTTTTCTCAGAATGGTACATAATGTCCCAAGCACATGGCCTGTACAATGTATCTCCTATCATTTCAATTTCCTTTTTATGCAGCCTAATAAAGGCAGGAAAAATCGTTTTTGCCAAATCTATCCTGCCTTTATTTGCATTAATTCAAAATTACTTCAACTACATCCGGATCACCCCAAGGCAGTTCTTGGTTATCTTCTGCCTCCTTTACAAGGTCTTCATCAAAATACCAAAAGACTTCAATGAGGACATAGTCTTCTGCGGTTTCAATTTCCACCTGGCTTTTAAACTCTACGTAGCCAGCCCACTCTGTCATGCTGGTATCCCTACATGTGGGCTTGGCATCGCCTGAATCAATGGCTTCGGTGATGCTGCATGTCAAAATCAATAGAGCTTGAGAATAAGATAGCTTCATGTTTCGCCTTTCATGCTTGATGTTGGAAACCAAATATTTAATCGGGAACTCCATGAACCTCGACGTGATGCTTGAGCCATTTCCCAGCACTATCCCAATCGCGCAAAGCTTTTTGGTATTTTCGCCACAAAGTCGAGTTTTTATTATTTATGTCTTCGGAATGAAGTTTTTCGGCTAAAGAGCAAAAAACGAAATGTTTTTTTTCAACTTCTTTGCTCAATTCCGAATATCTATCATCCGGGCTTTGGCAAATCGGTGTCAACCCGCACCCACAACGAAAAGAAGTCATGCTTTCAAAAGATTGAGTTTCCGCCTGGACTATTTTCCCCCACATGTCATTTTCAAAAACATCAACGGGTTGTTTTGTTTTCATGACTCGATCTATCAGGTCAATCTGCATTCTTCTGAGTCGAGAATACAAAAAGTTGTGTTTTTCCACTTCCGCGTATTCCGGAATTGGAAACAAGCTCTCCACTTTTTCGCATAACGCCGTACAACCCGGAATGGGCTTGCACGCCAATGAAATCCACCAGGAAAGTTCATGATCATCTCTTTCATAAAAAGAAAGAAATTCGGCAGAACATGAGTTTGTCCCAGTTTCTGTTATGATGCATATACCTTCTGTCATAGATTCATAAAATTGGATTGCAGGGTCGGTCTTGTCCAATCGTCCCTTGAAATGCCAATCCGAGGATAAAATTTCTTCTATTGCAAAAAGGTGCGATTCTTCGATTTTGATCACTGCCTCCTCCTCGTTTCATCTTCTTGGTCTTTTGGGTCAAAAAACCATTCGTCCCACCAGGCAGAAGTGCCCATAACGCATTTCTCGGCCATCAAATTATCAAGCGCAACGCCTTGCTTCCGGATTTCATGGAACACGGAACATGCGACACAGCAATCATCGTCTGGGCCACGGCCTCCGCAAGAACAATGCGTATTGATAATTCTTTCCAACGTCAATTCCTGAATCTGAATATTTTTCATAATGCCAACGCCTTTTTTTTTATTTCGATCATAGCAACTCTATATTGGTCTATTGCATCTTTAAACCTTCTGTTGCACTCTGTGGATACTTTTTCGGCTAACTCATGCGGAACGCAACGAAAAACGCAAAGATTAACCGCATCATATGGGGCTTCTTCGTCTTCATCCAGCTCGTGAAGAATATCCGTCTCCCAATCTTCAGAAATAATATTTCTGGCTATCCTGGCGACTTCTTGGTCGGTGCATTCAATTTTGTTTGTCATTCATCCTCCTTGGCAGAAAGCAACGCATAAATCCATACGTTGCTTTCTGCTGAAAATCAGTAAAGCGACAACTGCAAATCAATTTCTGTCGCAGGGCGTCTTTTCAGAATCTCTTCTGATTCGGGATGGACAAGCACAACCTCTCTTGTCTTGGGGTTAATGTATTTGCGACATTCGATTTCTCTGGCCTCAACACCGCTGCGAAGCAGGGCGGCAAGAGACATGGCCTTTGCATCAGCAGTGTCAATTTTGGATTTAAGTTCGGCTTTCAGGGATTTTGCCTCGGCCCTCAGCTCCTCAATTTCTCCGTGGACGCCAGCAAGCTCGTTGCCCACCTCAAGCTTTTCTTCCTGTGTCAATTTGATTTTGACAATCGCGCTTTCGATCTCATCTGTTCTTTTGAATCCATCCAGAAGGTTTGTTTTTTTCTTCGAAGGCATTATTCAGCGCTCCTTTTTTTGGGGTTTATGCTCAAATAAATCTGCAAGGCTACATTGCAAGGCAGAAATGATGACTTTGGCATGCTCAACACCTGGCACTCTGCTTCCGTTCTCATAACGGCACAAGGCCGTGGGATCAACTTTTCGACCAATATCCTTCGTCCTTTTGCTTAAATCCCTTAAAGTCATGCCCTGATTTTTTCTGATTTTTTTTAATTTTTCAGGGCTAAAAACTTCACAAAACTCAGGGACATCGTTTGTATTTATTTTTGAATACTCATCAAACAGGGTCTTGCTGACTCGCTTTTTATGCCCACTCGGTTTTATGAACGTGACGCTTTTTCTCGTTTCTTTTGAGTGGTAACACGGATATAAAAATCCAAATTGAAATGGGACTCCTCTTCTTATCCATTCCCAGATATCATCTTTTATCATTTGGCACCTTTTAAATGCCGACCTTAATAATTGCCTATTTAAGGTCGGCACATATCCTATTTAACGCTTCCATCCTCAATGATCACGGAGCATTCTTCCCCCTCGCCGACTCTTTCAAGCCATATCTGAAAATCGTTGTCACCGGCGAGCTCTTTGATCATATTGAGGCTTTGAGAGTCCAGCAAAGCAGCGTCTTTAACAATCAAAACTCTCAAGTTCGGATTCATGGCCATGCCTATGGCAATAGAAACCTTGAGCTTTTCGGATTCAGAAGCCTGATTGAAAGGCACTCCATTATAAATCACTCCGTCGTCCGAAAAAGATAAGCCGGAAATGGGAAATCTTGCCGATTCCATGCGCAATCTTTTTTTATTGTCAATATCTTTGATCCTTTCCGTCAGGGAATCCGAAGCCTCTTTTTCTCTGTGAATTCCGGCCCTGACTTCTGATCTTTTTCTAGACAGCCTTACATTTCTATTTGTTTCCTCGGCTTTTTCAATCTGACCCATTGTCCCATCTTCATCCGACCTTTCCATCTGGCCAAGCTCTGAAAGGACGCTTGATTTCTTGGCCTCTATCCTCAGAATTTCTTCATGCATTCTTTTTTCTTCCGCATCAAGGTGCTTGACAAGCCTTTCAAGCTCCTCAATTTTGGAATTTTCAGCTTGTTGATGCCTGAGCTTTTTTGACAGACCAACGACATCAACCTCTTCAGCCGGAGTTCCAGGTTGCGGGTACGCCATCTGCTCAAGCTGAAGTTCGTAAGCCTTGAGCTCCCTGTTGACAAGAGCCCTCTCCTCATAAAGAGCTTGTCGATCAATATCAAGGTCTTCAAAGTCCAGGCCGACAAGTTTTTTGAGTTGTTCAAGCTGTTTTTTTGAATCCATCTTGGCAAACGACAATGGATCAAACGACAACTTTCCAATCAATCCGTCCAGAATTTTTTGAGGCGATGATACCGATCCGTTTTTTGAGGTCACCTTAAGCTTTGTTCCGGAGCCGGAAAAAGTCCTCTTGACAACAATGTCGTCCATATCCACGACTATCTCAGCCTTACGCTTTCCGTGCTTGATCGGATCATCAGGCAAAGACCTTTTTCCGCACAATGCGTAGGTTATTGAGTCCAGGACGCTGCTCTTGCCCTGAGCGTTATTTCCGCCGATCACTACAAAATTTTTATCGGGATCAATATCGACGGCACTCACCCTTTTAATATTCGAAACTTCAAGCCCTACAATTTTCACTTTTATCTCCTTATCTTCACATCCATGATAGATAGAGGCCCTTTGCAAATATACCCGACATCAGGCAAATCAGCCATACAATTCAAAATGACGTTTTTGTTCTTCATTGCATAAGCGAGGTATCATTTCTTGCGGTTCGCCGCATCTTCCATCCAAATATACATAGCAATCAGGGCCACAACCGCCAGCAATCCCAACATTAAAACACTCGCTCGTGCCGACCGGGTAATTTCCGGTATTCGCCAACGCGTTGCCGTGCTGCAAAGCTTCTTCCGCGTTCTGCGGCGGTGCCTCGTAAAGGAGCTTTGACGGGTCTGCCGAGTTACGCTTTTGGGTCGAGTGCCAACGACCAAAAGCAAGTTTGTTCTTTTCAATTTCTCTCTCAATGAATCTTTTCTTGTTCATGGTATTTTCACTTTTATCTCATCGTAGAATCTAATTTTTCTTCCGCCATCAAGGCTACCAAGTCTTCCAGCTCAATCATTATTCTCCTGTGCGTTTCAGGGTGTATTTTGTTCAAGTGGCCATGATGTATGCCTAAATTCTTAATTTCTGCCTTTTCGGCAAACATCTTGACTCTTTTTCGGCATTCGCGCGGGTCAACTCCAAATCTTTTGGATAGCTCGCTTATACGAGCCTCTAAATTTTTATGCTGACGCGTATCTATTTCAGGGAATGGCTGAGATGGTTGTTGGTGATTTTTTTGAAAGCTTTGATTTGATCCATGAAAATCACCTTGAAGACGCTGATTGAAATTGTTGTCACCGGCTGGGCCGTGCTTTGAATCCGACAATCCGGAATACACATCAGCGGCGACCCCAAGCATTTTTAATGACGTGCTCAAGGCGTCAGTGGTGGCCATTTTCCACGCCTCGTTGTTGCAATAAAGTCCGCTTTTTTCGGAAACAACGAGCATACTTCCGCCGGTTCCGGGTATGGGCTCAGACCAATCCCCATCAACCTTAATATGCACGGAAATATCAACAAAGGCGAAAACCTGGCCCTTGTCTCCTGGCTCAGTCCATTTCCTGTCTATTGAAAATTTCCACCCGATCCCGCATGGGCCGAATATCTTTGTCATGGCCTCATATCGCCATTGAGGGCTGATATCAGACTTGCCCTTCAGGCGACCAGCGCGTATCCTTCTCAGGGCGTGGCCGGGCACAGACCTAAGTGCATCATAATATCTTAAATTATCATTCATCCTCCCCTCCCAGAGAATAGTCGAGGCAGCCCGTAACTCCACGAGATTTTTCCCGAATAGGCCCTGACATCTCAAAGTCCGCCACGAATTTCAGCTTTTTGAAAACACTGTTCATCTTGGCCGATATGATTTTCCAGGAATGCTCAATCTCGCGAATATCCGACATGGCCTCTGACGCGACCCTGCTTGCAACAAAGCGCTTCTCACCTTCAGTTTGGCAGGCTGGGCAATAATCATCAGTCCAGCAATTATACCAGCCTATATCACCCATCTTTTTTATCTGCCCACATTTGTCGCATTTTATTTCGACAAATGTTTTTGCGTAATCTTTGCAATGCACAGCTCTTTCCCTGCGCTCAATCCTTGACATAACTAAACCTCGCTCGCATAAAGCTTGCTACTTGCAGATTTCGGCCTAATGGCCTCAAGTTCATTCCAATTTTTTTCAGCCTCGGCAAAGGCTTCATCAAAATCGAACATAGCCATCCATCCGCTTCTGATCCGAGCGCTCTTGCCCCAGCCAAAACAAAAATCAAAAAAAAATCTCTCCTTATCGGACATGCGTGCAGCTTCAAATCCTTTTGTTATGGCCGATCTTTCCACACATCCAGCCTCAAATCCGGCTTCCGACAAAACCCTCAATGTTTCTCCTGGCATTTTATTCCTTTCTCCTTGTCTATGTTGCGATCCCTCCCTGCCTCTTCAAAGAATTATGACTCCATTATTGGCTAATCAATTTCAATTGTCAACGCAAAAATGCTTTTTGTCAATTTTTATATTGACACGACTATCCAAAATGTGCATGATTGTTTTCAGCTTAAAACGGAAAGGTTTTTATGCAAAAAAATGATGTGATTGCCAGGCTTATTGGGTGTGAGGCCCGCGAAGTTTTTGATGGCTATTGTAGCCATACCGGGAAGCATGGGCTTCACTATCAAGAATTTGGTTCGTCTGAGAGCGTTTTTCTTGCCGATAGTTTTGATTCGTTTTTTAAAAACTTTTGGCATACAGACGAGGATCGTAATCTTGAATTTATTTTTTCGGTGGCCTTGAGCCTTCCGGAAGAAATAACAAGAAAACTTCGGGTGAAATTTATTGAAGAAAGCAATAAGGGTGTTATAGGCATGATTGTTTTTGCGAGAAATGGCGGTATCTTGCATCGCTATTTCAAACCTGGCTGCGAAGAATAGTAGCGCATCCCAAGAATCTGCATTCCGATCTGTGCGTTGATGTTTTTAGTGCGAATCTTTTTCTTGGGCTTAATTTTTTATTTAAAAAAATAGGGAAAAAAGATGAGCATATGCAGCAATGCAGGGTTGAGCTTGGGCCAACTCATTGATGGCGCGTGGGTCAAAGCTGAAAAAGCTGCTGCCAGAGCCAATTCTGACAAAGACAGGTTTGGCGCCCCTGAAGGCTCTGTTGATGGTTTTGTGGATGGAAAAGGTAGGTTTTGGGAAGGGTATATCGTTGATAACGACAAGGAGGATTGAGGGCATTGAAATGAGGAGCAAACTTGGCAAAAAGCAAGAAGGCAAGATTTTTGAGGGAAATAATTTTTCGAACCAATTCATGTCAGGTTTTTCTTTTAGGCATTCGGTTTTTAAAAAAGTTGATTTTTCAGGTTCAATTTTAAGAAATTCATCTTTTTATAAAGCAACTCTTATAGATTGCGATTTTAAAAAATCTGATTTGTCAGGATCAAGTTTTTCTGGAGCTGAGATTCAGGAATCCTGTTTTGAAAAGGCTGACATGAATCGAACTTTTTTTATGAAATGCAAAGCTCCGGATACATGTTTCATGGGGTCTGATGCAAAAAATTCTGTATTCAATGAATCAGATTTATCTCACTCTGTTTTTTATGAATCAGATTTATCCCACTCAAGACTTATAGGTTGTAATGTTCAAGAGTGCGATTTTGTAGAGGCGAATTTAAAAAGCACTCTCTTTATTGATGCCAATACATACAAGTCGTCATTCGACAGGGCCATAATTTCCGAAGCAGAATTTTCTGATATCAATTTTTTCAAGACGCCCTGGGGATGGGCTCAGATTTGGAAAGGATATGTTCGCATTGGATGCCAAGCCATGCCTACGTCTGAGTGGGCAGCCTTGTCTGATGAGGATTTGGTTTGTATGGCTGGTGTTTTCTCAGAATGCAAAGACTGGGGTGTTAAATACAGATCGGCTATATTGGCGATAGAAAAAGCCTTGTCTGACACTCCCAATCAACACATTTAAAACAGGAGGCAAGAATGTTTTGGGTTATTTATTTCACGATTGCATTTCTCAATTGCTTGGCCATGTTTGTCGTTGACGACGACCCTGATGGAGGCGATTCTGTGGGAATTGCCGTAAAAGCGACATTGTCTTTGTTGTGGCCTGCTTTTTGGGCCATCAAATTGATTGTTGCTTTAATTAAGAACTAATTTAATTGAGAGGGGCTAATTTATGGGTATTTATGATCTTACAATTTCCGAAGTTCAGCAGGTAATGAATCTAATCAAAAACCCATGTCATTCGGAGACGTCCTTGAATCGCATGATTGGTGAGTATGTGCTTGTCAAGACGCATTCTACTGGGTCTTGTTCTGGGTTATGGTGTGGAACTTTAGACCAGAAGGCTGGAAGTGAAGTTATTTTGACCGACGCCAGAAGAATGTTGTCTTATTGGCCCAAAAAAGGCAGGGGCCTGTCTTCCATAGCGCTTTATGGCATAGCGCATAACGGAAGCAAAATTGTTGAGCCTTTAGAAGAAGTGTGGCTTAAGGCTCTTGAAATCATACCTACAACTTCTGTGGCTCAGCTTAATCTCGAAGAAGCGCCTTATTACGAGCCTGAAAATTCGTTGTAGTCAATGTGTTTTGTCTTGGGGTTGTTTTTTTATCCAGCCCTTTGAATTGATAAGCCAAGCTCAAAAGGAGGCACCATGATTGAATACGAGTACATTGAAAAAGTAGAGCATGTTTTTGAGTGGGTATGCCCGGAATGTGGGGAAGTCAACGAAGTCGAAGCCAGGCCAGGAATGTTTGATTGTGAAGAGATGTGCGAGCATTGCTCAAAGGAATTTAGCGCCAAAGAGTTTGAAGAAAGGTAAAAAGTGTTATGCCTGAATACGTTGAATTGCCATCTTTGTATAGATGGAAGTGTTCCGTGTGCAATTCTGTGAATTATCGGGGCGATCAAGAAAAGCCAAGTACGAAATGGGACAGTTGTTCTTTTTGTGGCACGGAATTCGGTCCCGACGAGTTTGAATGTGTTGACGAGTTTGAAGACGACTAATCATTATGATTGCCTGCCTGTTTGTGCTCAAAGATAGCGTGTATAAAAAATTTGATTATTGCGATTGCTATGACATTGATAGAGACGCAATGATGTATATCGGAGAGCATCCTGTTGTTGCTCATCCTCCGTGTAATTTATGGGGCAAATTCGCCGCCGTGAATTACGCAAGGTACGGAGGTGAGCACAACAGGCCAGGCAATGATGGGGGAATGTTTGAATTTGCTTTATCCGCAGTCAGGAGGTGTGGAGGAGTCTTGGAGCATCCGGCGGGCAGCAAGGCTTGGGATCACTACAATATTCCTAAGTCAAAAAAGCCCGGCTGGATGCGAGTGGGCGAATTTGAATGGGTGTGTGAGGTGTGGCAATCTGCATATGGCCACAAGGCAAATAAGGCAACCAGATTGTTTTATTGCGGCAAAAACTTACCTATGCCAGCTTTGTGGAATCGGCCTATAGGCTCTCATCAGGTTGGATATCGAGACCAGAGAGGGAAAAAAGCAAACAAGCCTACACTATCAAAAAAAGAGGCTAAGAGCACTCCGATTTTATTTGCAAAATACTTGACGTCTTTGGCCTGGCATTCTCAGAAAACGAAAGGATTTATAGGTGGAAAAGTATTTTAAGGTCTATACAGAAAAAGTTCTTCAGCGCGGAGTTACTTACTAAGACAACACCCTTTATTTAAAGAAGATTGAAAGGAAAAAAAGCATGAGGCAATTTTTTGTATCCAAAAGCGATTCAATAGGCCCGCATTCAGATTGCATTCCTCAGCCTTTTTCGTCAATTGACGATGCGTATTCCGCTGGTATGACCAATTTCAGCGGAGATTTTTCGGTGTGGGAGTACCTGGATAATGGCGCGGTCGTCAATGTCTGCGTGGATGAAGCTAAGGCCAAATACGCATCAACTCCTGTTTTCCCTCCGGAGATTGAATATTTGGGCGAGCAAGTACACCAGCTTACTCTGCGCACCAAAGGTGGAGATATGGCCTTGAGGCTCCAAACACAGTTGCCTGTTAAAAGCGTTCTTCGCCAGGGGGTGGCTTACTACCCATCGTTCACAATAAATTCTACGGATGATGATCTTGACCCCAAATATAGAGCGGAAGCTGTTAAGAGTTTTTTCGCTCACTTGAAACCGTTTCTTCCGCTTGGTGACGACTATGATGTCCAGCCGTCATTTTCAGCAATAGACAGTGGGGTTTGCGACGGGTCGCACCACGAATTTGTGCGCGAGATTTGTCCCGAATGTGGATACGGATTTTGCTTGGGCTGTGCTTCTCCGACATACGACACAGGTTACATCCTATACATGGCTTGTCCGGCATGCGGTCGAGAGGTCGAATCTTAAAAAGCGATTGGGAAAAAGTATGAGAATCAAAAAATGTCCGGTATGCGGAAAAAGTGAAACGCTAATCAATGTTTTGGTAGATGATTGCAGCCGAATTCAGTGCTCAGGTTCTGTTTTGGAAAACAAATGGTCTGAAAAAACTTATCCAGATGCTTCTTGGGATTCCGTTTTTCCATCAGCGCTGGAAGGTGGCTGTGGCTGGTCTGAAAAAACTTATCCCCATTCTCCTTGGGAAGCCATTTTTTCTGAAGAGATTGTCCGCAAGCGAGCTGACATTTATGTTTTGATGGAAGAATCGAACGATGATCTGTGTTCTAATCGCTTGTCGGCTTTTGCTTGCGCCCTTCGCATGGCGGAAGACCCCAAAGATTATCGATCAGCCAAAGATATGTGGGAAACCTGCATCCTTCAGACAATGTGGGCTTCTTTTTGCTGGATAGTTAAAACAGGCAATCGATTCAATGGCCCTGACTATTGGAATCAAGAAGCATTGGATCTTATAGAAGGATTTAAGGACTTGGCTCAGCACGTATAAAAGGTGAGGAGGCTATAATGAATCGGACTGTTTTGAAAAAAATGGATTTTTCAGGTCAAGATTTAAGGGGTAAGGATTTTTCGAGCATGGTGATTGAAGAATGCATATTCACCGGAGCCATCTTGAAAGGCGCGTCTTTTTCTGATTCGTATGTGGAAGAATGTTGTTTTCGAAAAATTTGGGCAGAAAAGGCTTGTTTTAAAAATGCATTGATACACCAATGCTCCTTTGACAATTCTTTGATGCCAAATGCTGATTTTAAAGATGCCCAAATTGAACACTGTGTTTTTGATGGCTCAGATGCGTCACATTCAGAATTTAGTGGCGCTTTTGCTGCTCAGGTGGATTTTTCTTCGTCTGTTTTTTGCTACTCATCATTTAAAAAAGCCACGGTTTCGCATTCAGATTTTTCTGGGTCTGATTTAAGGCATTCAGATTTCATATCGGCCTGCACAAAAGGAGCTTCTTTTTTTGATTGTTTGGTGCTCGGCGCGAAATTTGACGACGTCATATATTTTTCTACCCCTGCCGGAAGGGCTTGGGTATGGCCTGATTATGCGTGCATAGGGCATCGAAAGATGACACTTGAGGCGTGGAACGCTATGGGTTCAGATGGTTTTTCAGAGATATGGCCTGGTGATCATGGGGATTACGAAGAGATTATGAAGGCCATAAACATGATCGCAAAGACCATCAAGAGCGATCAGTGCAAAAATGCAAATTTACTTGGATGAGAGAGGTTTGAAAGAAACGAAGCGATTATGGTAATTTTGTAATATAATTGTGAAGCATATCAAAAAATTGCGAAAAATTTGCAAAGGAAAAGCGACATGGAAACAAATTTCAAGATTCACACGGAAAAAGTTGTTTCGCGCGGGAATAGATGCAGAGTTATCAAGAAAATTGAGGCTCCTGAAATTTTTAATCTTCCCGAAAAATACGTAGGAGGGATTCCCTCTGCTGACTTGAATGAGTGTTCTGCGCGCACGCTGCGTCTGTGTGTTTCGGAAGATTTGTCGAACGAGATTCGCGGCATGCACATTTTTAAGGGAAGCTCCCCCCAACCCAAAAACAAATGTGCGCATTTGTTTCGGATGGCAGAGGAGGAAACGATTCTTGAAGAAGAGTTTCAAGTTTTTATAGGCTTTCTCGCAAGTGCAGCAACTCGGCTGAGGGAGATAAACCTTGAAATTGTTCAGATGGAAAAAAGCTGGAAAGGTGAAGAGGTTGTTTTGTTGTAATCACACAATGCAAAAACCCAAGAGCAATTATCCTTGGGTTTTTGCGCCGAAAGGGGAAAAGCGTGCCCGAAGTCTTTAAGTTATATACAGAAAAAGTTTTGAGCCAAGGTGAAAAGTGTCGAAAGATTGAAGAACTTGAAATAGTTGGGGCTTACGAATTCCCGAAAGAATATGAGTCAGGCTATCCCGCTGTATGCATTGATCCCGACGAATCACCTCAGCTTACCCTTTGTGTAGCTGGGGACATTGAAGAGTGCATTTGGAAGATGCACATTGTTAAAGGTAGGTATCGAGACAGAAACGGAATCCACGTAAATACCCTCCGGGTTTTTGAGGGAGAGGTAATTCCTGAAGAAGAATTCCAGGTATTCATGCTTCACCTGGCCGATGCCGTTACTCGGTTGCGAGAAATAAACGAACGAGTTGCACAGCGATCGGAAACCTGGAAAGGTAAGGAAATGTTTGTTGTATTTTAATTTTTATGGCTCGCCAAGTGAGAAGATGCCGAAACCGAAAAAGGCGTTTTAGGCTTTTATTTTCTGCTTGGCGAAGCGATGAAACGGCTGGAAAACATTTATGTTGCAAAAAAATGAGAAGCGGAACATGGGCAAAAATTTAGAAATTGGTGCAGATAAAGCTGTGTTTCATAATAACATGACCCAAGTTATTAAAAAAAATGACGTTTCTGCTTCAAATTCAGATGCGACAGTTACCCGCTCTTTTCGTTTGTGTGTTGAAAATGGGCTAATGAAATACTTGACTCTTAAAGTTTTTGAGCATTGAGGAGGAACAAAATGTCTGAGGTTTTTAAGTTGCATACAAAAAAGGTTGTTTCGCGCGGAATGGCGTATCGGAAAATTGAAAAAATTGAAGCTCCTGTGGCACATGATCTTCCGAAAACATACGTATCAGGCTGCCCTGCCGCATACCTCGAACCCTGCGAACCTCCTGAGCTGCGCCTTTATGTGGTTGCGAAAATTAACAAAAAGATCAGAAAAATGAGTGTGTGGTGTTTTTCGGATCAGATTAACGCAGATGGATCGCGCTACACTTTTTTCAAGATTTGTCAGGGAAAAAAGATTCCGGAAAAAGAATTTCAGGTTTTCATTTCTCATTTGGAGGATGCAGCCACACGGCTGCGAAAGGTGGAGCTTGAAGTTGCCTATTTGGCGGAGCGATGGAATGGCAAAGAAGTATTTCTTTTTTAATCTCAGCTGAGAGCTGCTTTTAAATAAAAAGCCTTGGAGCTGAAAATTTCGAGGCTTTTTGCGTTAACTCAATAATTCAATCTCAACTTCTGGCCTAAAATAGGAAGTTAAAAAAATGAAAACAACACAAAAAGACTTTGCTATCCAAAATCGTGAAAAAGATTTTGTGACAACAATTAAAGCGTTGCTTGAATATATTGATGCAATCCCTAATGAAACTGTGAAGGAATTCTTCATAGTTCAAAAAAAAGGTGAAGATGAGATGGCAAATAATTTTTCAGCAATGCCTGGCATTGATAAGGGTTGGGTGGAGGGGTTGGCCAGCGATGGCATCAAAGGCGGAAACGCCGGAAACGCGGTCAGGCGAATGTTGTTGGCCTTGCAAGAAAATCTTTTGAGCGCTCCTGGAGCGGTGTGGAAACTTTTCTGTTGTAGAGAGGGAATGTGTATGAAAACGGATTTCAGAGAATTAGTAGCAGTGATTGAAGCGCTGCTTGATTATATAGATTCGATTCCTGACGAAATAGCAGAGAGCTTCCCTACAATGCCCGGAGTGGATCGAGATTGGGTAGACAGGGTGGTTCGTAAAGCAAAAATTTGCTGCAAAGAGGAGGATGTTTAATGAGCATGGGTTTTAAAATTTGGGCCGAAAAGGTTTTGGTTCGAGGCGAAAAATGTCGGAAAATCAAAAAATTCGAGATGACTGAAAGGCGGGAACTTCCGAAAGAATATGCATCGGGCTACCCAGCCGTGTTCGTCGATCCGGGCATCCACCCCTGCCTGACCCTTAACGTAAGCGGAGAACTTGCGTGGCGTGTTCGCCAAATGGGTGTGATGAAAGGCAGATACAAGACCTACAAAGGCCAAGGGCCGGAAAGGATTTACGTTAACATTCTTCAGGTAACTGAGGGGGAATCAATCCCGGAAGAAGAATTTCAGGTGTTTATTTCCCATCTGGCGGAGGCTATAAGCCGCTTGAAAAAAATAAACGAAAAGATTGCCCAGCGAGCGGAAACCTGGAAAGGCACAGATGTTTTTGTTTTCTGATATCAAAACCCGTTAAGAGGTTGCGCTTAGCGGGTTTCTTTGTAGTTGAAGATAATTAAACACATAGAATCAAGGCATTTTTGATTCTATGTGTTTAATTATTGATGACCATCTGCTTATAGAATTTTGCTGATAAGTATCTAATTTGGAAAAATGCTTATCAAAATCTTTTGCCAGGGCATCCAGTTTATTGCATATTGTTTCTTTGAATTGATTGTGCATTTCCTTTTTTACCCTATCTCCAATTTCCTCCCGAAGCCTAAATATCTCTTCATCGTGTTTTTTTATTTTTGCGGAATACTTTCCTGCAAAAAAAACAATTGTAATCATATTAATTGCAAACGCAACAAACACGCCACTTGCGGATATAACAAGTCCTATCGCGCCAATCCATATATGCATTGAGTCCAAATCTCAATTCCTCGTAAATGTTGTTTTTGGTTCATCGACCATCAGATATATTATCCCGTTATACCAAAAATCATCGCCCACAACTCCATCATGGGTTACTGCTGGCGAAAATTGAATCGGAGATGGATCAACTTCATTCCTGAAGCTAACTTTTTTGTTGAATGAATAAGAGTCGTTATCCATTTTAAACATAAAAATAGTCGGATGCGCTCTGGCATTTACATCCTGGTCGGCTGCTGCCTGAATTTTTTTGACCGTGGATCGTTTTTGGCGACCATAATTACCTTCAGATTGCAGCGTAATTTGCCGCCCTATTTCTTCCTTGATGTAGTATTGTTTTTGGATTCGAGTCAAAGTCTCTGTGGTCTCTCCTGCAATTCTCGACCACATAAATTCGTCCACCCACACCATCGGGTAGTCAAAGATAATAGGCTCAGGGTCTGACAGCTCAACAACGGCAGGATCAGCCAACCCGTCTGTGCCCACGGCGTTCATAAAAACCAAACTCATTGTTGTTGTCACAACGAAACCTCTGTTATTGTTGTTTTTTTTGACCGAGGCGCTTTGTTTGCAATTCTGTATTGAAAGCCTATTTTTTTTAAAAACACATCGTCATTTAGCGACAACCCAGATAGTCCCACAACATCAGACACTCTTATTCCGTTTCTCAGAACAACATCGTATCCCGTGGAGCTAATCCCGATTATGGTGCCTCTTTGCTCAATATATTTTTCGGTTTCTGTGGATTTTCTGAGCTCAGGCGTAATCATGGGGCTTTAAACTTTCTGGCCTCAAAAGATGTTTCTATTTTTTTTGGAGTTCCGGATATGATCACACTTTTGACATACAAGGATTGGGCGCTTGGAGAAATGACAGGGTCATCCACAATAATCCAGTTTCCAGGCTCCATTGTCGGCAGGCAAAAAGGACAACCCATTTCGTAAATTTCAGTGATGAAATACCCTCCGCCTTCCGGATCATCAAGAAACTTTTTCCCTATTCTCTTGGCTGATTCTTCATCCGTAATCAGTGCAGACTGGATGCTTGGAGCCTCTTTATTTCCGGGATCACGTTTTACCCTTACCGAAATCATCGTATTAGCACCTTATTAAACCCATCTATTAAAGGCATGCCGAACATAATTCCTCCGATTGGTTCAGTCGGAATTTCTTTTCCAGGCAACACAACGTCTGCAATTGAAAAATCAAATATCTGGCCATTTATCAAATGAGGCGGTGGGCTCAAAAGAAAAGATTCGGCCTTTAACGTTCCGGTCGGAGCAGTTACGCTTTGTTGCAATATGCCGTTTTGAAAAAAACGCATGGTTGCCCCATCACATGTGTACCTACAAAAAGACCATTCCGATGATGAAATTCCAATTGTGTATTCAGTGGTCGCTCCGGTTTTTAGCTGCATTGTGTTTCCGGATATTCGACAAAAAATTAAATACGAACTGTCTTCGTAGACAACAGCGCAAACAGCACCATAATAAGAACTTGATCCATAATCAACAAGATTTTTTGCCCAAAAACTGATTGTCCATATGTTTTCGTGGTCAAATACGTTCAACACGGAAGAATCAGGGGTAATAGTGCCACCTGCTATGTCAATAGATTTTGTCCCAGAAAAAGGGCCGTCGGACACAAGCGTGCCCACTACATTAATTTGATTATTTTTTGTGTCTTCAACAATGTCATTTTTTCCGACTATTAAATGAGACCTGTATTCATCCCATTCTATATAAGTGTTTTTTGGATTTGAATATCTATTTTGAGGAATTACAAATGGTCGATCTGTACACCATATCGCAAAGTCACTTATATACCCGTTTAGCTCTCGAATATATGCAGGATGGCCCGCAATATACAGGATAAATTCTGTAAGCACTTTGCCGTAGGCGGAGCTGGACACTAACGGGATTCCATCAATTCCGACCTGAATATACGCGTCGCTTTGAACAACTTGAAAAAAATGCCATCCTGATAGTGCAGCGTCATCCGTGCCGTAAATTACATCGAAGGCATTAACCCCAGCAGATACGGGATATGCAAAATGGACATTGCCGCTGAAATGAGCCAAAGACCAGCCTGGAGTTTCCCTGGATGAAGAGAGAGCGTTTGTCCCAATAACATAATGGGCCTCATCCGTGTTTTCAAAATTTATCCATGCCTCTATTGTAAAAATTTTGGGAAGACTCCAATTCGCACCAGCCTCTATTCTGCTTGCCGACACTTGATGAGCGGACACCATATCGGAAACCGGCGGGCTCCCGCCTTCTATCGGAAAATCATCATAAATTAACGGATTCCCATGCACTATATCTTTAAATTCTGCGACTCCGGCATTGTCTGAAACTCGGACACACAGCATGCAGTTTGATGTTGTGTCTGCGTCAAAAACAGAAACCATATCTTCCTTGGTCGGCAGATAAAACTCTCTGGCCCCTGAATGTATTTTTAAGCCGTAAAATTGGCCATTGAAGCCATATCCACCTTCTCCGAAAGCCGAACCTATCCACAGGGGATGAGGAGATGGGCATGGGCCGTAATTGCTTTCAGAATGGATGCTTATTCCGTCAATGGCAATTTGTATACTGTTGTAATCTTGGCGAATAGAAAGATAGTGCCATCTATCATTCAATGTTTCCTGTAATTGGTTTCCTGCAAAAGCCCTAAATGCATATGATCCAGGGCCTATATAGTATGCATATTCAGGATTGTTGGCTCCTGATCGTCGATCTATTGCCGCCCACCATCCGGGAGTATAGCTATCAGAAGACAAGCGATTTGTGCCTATGAGCGAGTGGAATAGGCCATCCAGAGGTATTTTAATCCAGCACTCTATTGTGTGTTCTGCTGGTAAATCCCAATTGCCTGAAATCTCTATATACGACAAGCCTGATTGGATCATGGCTCTTGTTCCGGGAAAAGGGCCTGAATCCTCAGAGCCTATGAGAATGCCGTTATTGATTATGGTGGCCCCTATTTCATCCACTATGGTCGAGGAGTCAACAGCTTTGATTGACAGCAATGTCCCTGGATTTATATCACTCATGATATTCGCTTTTTACATTGATCCAAAAAATTCTATCTTTTCCACATAAGAATATATGCTATTGTAATAATCAGAAAAAACGTCATGCATTGTTATTCTTTTTATGTCCGAATCAATATTTAGGTCTTCCTCAAAAGGTGTCGATGTCACAAAAAATTCTTTATTTATTCCGGATTCTGTATAGATTTGCCATCTTTTACCCCAATCTTCCATCGTAATTCTTATCTTGGTAGGTCGAAAATCTTTTGACCATGTTCCAGTGGGGAAAAAATGCCAAACCTTATGACTTGTATAAGCAGCCCAACCATTATCATATTCGGAAGTGTTGTCTTGACAATCGTCTACCTGAGAAGGGTTTGGGGGTATTGATGACGGATCATAGCATCGCCACCATTCAAACTCTGTAATATCGTGCCATTCAGGCGGAAGCACTGTCTTTGCAACGTAAAACTTATGCAATGACCCATATTGGCCTTTCCGCCTCACATAAAATTTGTGCTGGCCTTGATTGATTTGTTTGGGTGCCCTTCTGTGATAATCAACCCCATCGCCGTAAGGATTATTCGGCGATATGAGCCTTTGTAACTTTATTTTCATGTGGCCTGGATTACAAATGTATCATTGTTTATCTGATCATCTCGGCTGTCATATTCTCCTCCGAACGCTTCTATCGTATGGCTTTTTCCAATCAACCAAGACCCATCAAGAGGGAGAGTTCCCATAGAGTCTGTCGTTCCCATTGTTTCGCCGTCAATAACAACCGTCATGCCTTGCAAAGGTATTTCGGTAACATCGTCAAAAATTGCGATTATCACATTGTCGTTATAAACCGGCCCTGTTGTTGCCGTAGGGTCGATTACGTTGACCTTGGTTTTGGTGTCGGCTGTTTTATCTCCATACTGAAATAGCATATTGACTTCTCCAATGTTAGGGGTGGTTATAGAAAAATCGACATAGCTCCTGGCAACTGTTACATTTTTTTCTTGATAAAAATCGTCTTTTAAAAACGGATCATAAACAAATTTTGATCCGTTTTTATCTGGGCCTTTTAATGTCCCGAAACCATATTCAAATACAACCAAATCTGTCTCTTGCGTCTCGTAAGGCCCGCCTTCTACAACGGACACATCGGCGTCTGGGTCGGTAAGCACTTCGATATTTTGGGAATTAGGATTAACGAACTGAACCTTTACATTTGCTGCAACATCAGGGGTCGTATCTCCCATTGATTTTGCAGCAAGATAGGGCTCAGGCTCATTGCCTGGGTTGTCCCCTTTGGCCGAGTCCGGAGTGTCTGTGAGAAAATTTATTCCATCAGGATTTGTTTCGACCGGCTCCACAAAGACAACTTGAATTTCAGACGTCTCGGCTTTATCTTCGAACCCAAACAACAATCGGAAAGTACCAGGCGCTGACGCAGATAGCTTGTACTCTGTGTATGTCCGAATGTATGTTTCCGTGTCTTCTTTATAAAAATCCGATTTGTATTCGGGTCGATATATATCTGTTATTCCGTTTTGATTCGGCTTTGACAACGACCCTATCCCCCATTGGAATTCAACGATTTCGGTGACATTATCCGACCCGACATTCGTTTTTAACACAGATAGCTTTTCGGGATTGTCGTTATGGACAACGATTTGAGGAGGAGAATCGCTATGAACCCAAAAAGCTTTTATGTATATGTCCTGACCAACAAAATCAGCTTTTTTATTAACATATTCTGCGCTGAGATATGAAGTATAGCTGGGAGGCAATGATTCAGAAGATAAAACATTAATTGATACATCTGTTTCAGCAGACCCATCATTTAAAATCCAACTCAGCTTAAAAAGTCCGGGAGCGCTGGGCGTGACCTCGACGTCGATATATCTTCTGATGTATGGGTATTCGCCTTCATGGTACAAGACATCTTTGTATTCCTTGTCGAACACGAGTGACGTTCCATCCAATTCTGGCTTGGAATATTCTCCGTACCCCCACGTCAATTCAATTTTTTCATTTCCAGATATTTCTTTTTCATTTCCGATGACTGTCGTTATCTGTGCGTATGCACTTGTGAGCATGATAAAATAATCCGTCCAGTCGGACGGAACCACCCAAAGCCTTACAGTTATGGTGTTCCCTGGAAATATATGTGACGGCTCATTTAATATCTCAGCTTCTAAAAATGTTTCGCGAGCTTCGGATTCTTCCGAAGAAACAGTCACAGCATTATACCCACCTCCCACTTCGACGCGAACGCTGTAAGGCTGCAAGTTTTTTTCGGATTCTCCAAAATCGACAATGACATGAGGACGAGTTTGGAATGTAGGCCCTGGCAATGCATCTAAGCCAATATGTGTGTCTTCAGGAATGTATCTGCGAATCATTAAATTCCCATCAAACGTGCCTATTATTTCTAAGCCAAGGTGATCCGCGAATGTCTGAATGAGTTGCAATGGAGATACGTTTTCAGCAACAAAAGACCTGGTATTTATTGGATTTTTGTGCCAGTTGTCTTGTTTCCATTGTGTAATTTGATGGGGATAGTAGTCTCCATATTCTATACTGCCTGTATACGGAGAATAGCTTGCAGCAACTTCAATGCAATCTTGAGGGATGCACCAAGGCAGTTGCCAGGGATGAGTAATCCCGGATGATCCAAGAAAAAATCTATCTTGCCACATCCACCTTGACAGCTGGGCACATTCATCAACCGTTCGCTCAGACCATTGAATTTTATTATTTTGAAGACAAACGCGCTGAATCAATGCATCAGGAACTGATTCGACTTCTTCGGGATATGTTCCGGATGTATCCGATATTGACGGAGAATATTTTTCTGTCAGCAAAGCTTGGGCCGACCTTCCCCATATTGAATACAAAATTCCTGATTGAGACCTATCTATTGTTCTTTCTTCAATGAGAGATTTAAATTCAACGGTTTTTATCATTTCCATTAAAGGTTGGTGCGATTGAAAAGATTTATTGTAGTCTTCAAGTATAACTTTTATCCTTAATGTGGACGACGCATCTAAGGGATTGCATAGAATAAAGTATTTGTCTGTCGCAAAGCTTATTGATATGTCATAGCAAAATCCGCCAGGGTGTTTTATTTCAAAAGATAAAACATCAGAAGAAACATCTATCCATTCTTGGCTTACCCAGTCAAATAAGTAGAACAGTCTTTGAGGAGACCTATTTAAGCTATTCCTGGCCATTATGATGTTGTAAGCCTTTCCCTCCGAAGTGATTTCGTAAAGCTCTCAATAGTCATGCCTTGGCTTATAAATTCATGCGTATTGCCATCAGGCGAAACCAGCTGGACTTTTCCATAATCTTTAAAATTGCTCATTGGATTTTCAAGTTTTGGCGTTGGTATCTGATCTTGAATATCTGGGCTTATTTCCATCTGGCTCTGAATGGCTTTGGGAATATTTCGAAAAGAAGACATGTCTAAATCCATTGCAGCCTGGGGGATACTGGATGCGAATTCAGACAGGGCAGCCCCTACGTCTTTCAGCTTTGTGAAGATAGGCTTTGTCGGGCTTCCGGTTCCCGTTAGATTGATGTTGAATTCGGCACCTTCGCTAACTTTCTTTTTTAAGTCATCTATTTTTCTTCCAGTTTTTTCAATTTTTTTGTTTGCCTCTTGAGTCTTGACTTTGATTTCACTCGGCTCTTCTAAAGCGCCTTTGTATTTTGCCCATTCATTTGTAAATTTTCGCGCTTCTTTTTTTGCGTTTACGTAATTTGCATGCATAATTCTTTGCAAATCCCCTGAAGTCGCATACGCTACATCTGTCTGGGCTCTCTGTAAATCGTCCCAAATTTGCCTTGCTAACTTCTCATTAGCGACTGCATTCTTGTAAGCTTCTGTGGCCAATTCTCTCATGGCTTGCTTTGCAGGACTAATGTCTATCTTAGGAGTGATCGGAGTTTCTGCGGTTGTTCGAGTTTCTTTTTCAGCAGCCTGAATTTCTTTATAGCTTTCTTTTGCAGGCTCTGGGTCGGATTTTATTTCAAAAGCCTCCCTATCTTCGAGGGCCTTGTAAAAAACATCAACAGATGATTGCATTTCTGAAATTTCAGAATTAAATCCTTGGCCACTTGCTTTCGCTTCTTCAATAATTTTTTCAGTCATATAGGCCATTGACTTTATTGACTCATCAGTCAAGGCTTCGATGCCTCCGCCCCATCCAGTTGTAATTTGCTCCTTCATTTCTGCGCTGGCCGTAGACGTATAGTCAACTGCATCAACAAGACTTTTTTTAGAGCGATCCAATACGCTTATAGCTGTATCCGCAGCATTGCTCATCGAGGCGAAATAGACAGTTTCTTCTTCTGCAAACTGCTTAAATGCTTCGGAATTTTTATTTATAGATTCCGTAATTGATTTTCCGGAATCATCTTTCATGGCCACTGTTTTTTCAGTTGGCTTTTCTATTTGCGCATCAAGATCGGATATTTTCCCTTTTACGTCCTTAATTGTTTCAGACAAAGGTTTTGTCGGAGATGCTTTTCCTTTAAATTCGGTCGTGTGCTCCGATTTTGATTTGGAAGCCTGAAGCTTAGCCAGTTCGGATCGTATCCTTGCTATTTTCTTTTCAGCGGCAGATGTATCAACATTCAATTGAATAGTTGATGCTTCAATGCTTGTCAGGGCATCATTGACCCTGTTGACTTCGCCTATGGCCAAAGAGCCATCAGCCTCAATGGTGACCGGCTCAATGTTTCTTAGGTCAGACATCAGAGACTTTAGTGCCTGCCGATCTTTCTCTAAAGAATCCGCGATTGTCTTAGAATGGCCTGTAATTTCGTTTCTGGCTGATTCCAGAGTAGCTTTTTCAGACGCATAAAGCTCTTTGATTTTTGCATCAAATGATTCTATTTCTTTAGTAGACTGGCGCACCCCCTCATTCAAGCTGACCACTTCTTTGCCGCCTTCGGTCACTGCCATGGCCATAGATGCAGATTCTCTTTTCAAAGCCTCATATTCTTTAATCGCCGCTTGCCGATCAGTTTGCGCCAGCTTTTCTGCTTTTGACGCTCTCTCTGCTATCTCGCGTCGCTTGTCAGCATATTTTTCCTCTTCAGACATTGTTTTTCGTTTAATGTCTCGCAAGAGCTCTTCTGTTGATTTTCGGCTGTTTGCAAGATTTTCATCAAGAGATTTGATCTGATTATTGATATCAATCTCTTTTTGAAGCAATCCGTCTAAGGCCGCTTTTTTTGCATCAATAGCAGCCTTGAACTGATCAGTGTCCGAAGCGTAAACTTGTTTTACTTTTTGCATTCCATCATTTGCTGCCTGGACGGCCTGCATGTGATAATTTATTTCGGCCTGCAATTTCTTTTCTATTGCTTTATTATGGCTTATTTCTCCCCTGGCTTCGGCATTTTCTATTTCTTGGATTCGGCGTTCATATGCGGATTTCATGGCTTCCGTTTCGCTATCCAAGGACGCTATGTATGCATCTGCCCTTTCTTTGAGTATGGCTTTTTGTTCGTTTGTTACAGCTTTTGCAGCATTCGTCTGAATGGATTTTACGGCCTCGGCGTGTTGTTTTTCCACCTCTTCAATTTGAGCAATGGCTGCCTGCCTGGAGATAGCTTCCGCTTCGGCCTGTTCGTTTATTTTTTGTATTGCAATCTGCTTTTTTTGCTCAAGTAGTTGTGTCTCTTGGGCAATTATTTCTGAAATTCGTCCAGCCCAATCCAGGCGAACGTTATGAATCTCCTGCTGGCCTGATTCCTCTATAGCCTTTTTGTTTGCCATGTATGTCGCATAGTCAACCTCGCCTTTTTGATACAAAGCAAATTCATCAGCAACTTGTTTTTCTGTTCCAGCCTTGATTGCTGCTATATGCTGATCCCTCATATTCAGCATGTTTTTAAGATGAGCGTCGTGGGCCTCCGTGGCCTGCTTTAATGCAGTCTCGCTCGCCGATCCATATTTTGTAATCGCATCTCTTGTCTGGCCTATGGCAACATCGAGCTCGGCTAATCTGTCTTTTGCTTCGCGGAATCTAGAGCTGACCACGCCTGTCTGTTCAGACAATTTTTGTTCTTCGAAATAAACAGCTGTCCAATATGCTTTGCTTTTTCTAAGCTCTGCATTTAAAGCCTCTAATTCGGCCTTGGGCTTTTTAGCAAAGTCGGCAGGCATTTCCACATCGGCAAACAAAGAAAATTGCTCTTGAGTCTTTTTTGTGGACTCAAGCAAACCTTCTGAATGGACTTTGGCCTCTGCCGCTGCTTTCCGCCAATCGTATAGCGCTTTAGTGGCTTCAATTATTTTATAGACACCCCAAGCTGCCGCAAGACCGGCAGCGGCAATTCCTAACCCCCCCATAGCTGTTGTTGTGGCTGCAATGCCAGCCCTTATGATTGGCAAGGCTACTTGCAAGCCCTGGACTCCCTTGAAAAACAAATTCAAGCTGCCGCCAGCAAGATTCAGCGCGGCAGACATTGCCCCAAGGCTTTTATTTATGCCCAATGCTGCTACACCCAATGCTATGGCATCAGGGGTTATACCTAAAAGCAAATTCCACAATGGTGTCAGTGCGGAGGCAACTGTGCCGACGGTGACAGCCATGGCTTTCAAGTTTGAATACGTATCTTTTATAGCAGATATAAACGCATTGGCCCAAGTATCAATGCTGCCGTCGGCCTTCAGTTTTTTTACCGCATCAATAACCCCCCTAAGCTCTTTTGTGAAAAACCGAATGGCCTTATTTGCTGCGTCGCCAAAGCCATCGCCAATTGTTATCTTGAGACCTTCCCAAGCCGATTTTAAAGACCGGATTGCTCCACCCAACCCAGCCTCCATCAGCTTGGCCATTCGGTCTGTGGTCCCACCAGCGTCTTGCAGCTCTACATTGAGCTGAGCAATCTGCTTTGATGCACCGGCAGCGGCAACGCCAGCTGTAGCAGAATAAAGGCCGAATATCTTGGACGAATCCGCAAGAGAAAGGTTGGCTTTTCCCAAATCTCTCATTACAGGAATAATTCCGCGAAAATTTCCGGCGGAATCAAGCGTCTGGACATTCAGTCTTTCAAGTGCGTCACGGGCTTTTTTAGTTGGGTTTTGCAAAGCCAGCAACATTCGTTTTACCGCATTTCCAGCCTCTCCACCCTTAATGCCATTATTGGCCAACCCTCCCAGAACAGCTGTGACTTCTTCAAGGCTCTGCCCACTACCCTTGGCTGCTGGCCCAGCAATCTTAAACGCCTCCCCCAACTCCCGAACGCTGGTATTGGCCCTGGTACTTGCATAAGCCATTGCATCAGAAACCCTCGGAAGTTCAGACACAGGTAGCTGCATTCCGGACAAGGCGTTTGTGACAATATCTGCTGCTTCGCCTAGTTCGAGATTCGCAGCAGCAGCAAGATTAAGTGTTCCCGGAAGCGCTTCAATGGATTGGCTGGCATCGAGCCCAGCCATAGACAGAAACTTCAAGCCGTCTGCTGCTTCGCTTGCCGAGAATCTAGTTGTCGCACCCATTTCTTTTGCGACGGCGGTAAGTCTTTCTATGTCAGCCGGGACGGCCCTGGAAACGGCAGAAACCTCGCGCATTTTGTCATCAAAATCCGCAAAAGTTTTTGTGACATCTCCTAAAGCTATTCCCGCACCCAGCCCAGCCAATGAGTTTCGAAGATTAACGACGGACTTGGCAACAGTTCCAGACATTGACCGAAGCTTATCCATTCCAGCGTTTATGGACGACAATCCTGATTTAGTTGCGTCTTTAAGGGCAACGATTATGTCAACTCTGTTGTTGTCCGCCATTCATGTCTACTTTCGAAACGATGCTAATGCAGATTTAAGTTGATTTATCGACATAGCTGGTTTTTTATTTTGAAAGCCAGTTGATCCTTGCGGCTTTTCATAAATCCATTTTTGCCACTGGCTGTTCTTCATCCTGTTGGCAAATCTAACCGCTATGGCCATTCTTTTTGTTTCTTCGTCGAGCCTATCCGCTTCCGACTCAATCAATTCCTGGCAACATGCACGGTAAAAATTCCAGTCATATTCCCATAAACCAGAATGTCCAGATCGGATCAATTTTGAGCAATTTTTTAAGAAATTTTTGTAGTAACTTTCTGGGTCTCCACTGACGCCTTGTTCATCGTTGCCGTCAGTTTCTCTACTAAAAAAGAATTCAATTCTTTGACTGTATTGAGCAATTCATCTACTTCATCGGGATAAAGATCATCAAATTCAGACTCACTTATATCACTACTCATGTCAAGAATGCTGGATATGTTGTCATTAACCCAAAGCATAAATGCGTTGGATTCTTCGGGAATTTCGCCTTTAGCAAAAAAAGCAAAAAGCTCGCGTACATGCTTCATCTTAATGGAAAAAACAGTTTTAGTGCCTATAGATAATTCTATTTTTTTTGACCTCAAATTCTAATCTCCTTTAAATACTCAGGAGCGCATACCTGAGTATTTTGATATTATGCGGGCATCGTAATTTCTCCGAACGGCGCATTCGAATCCCCAGAATCAAGAATAGCGATGTCCAGCGTCAGAGTTTGGTATTCAGAAGAAATAAGGCCAATGTCTCCTGAAGGCGTCAATTGAACCATAGGCCATTTCTCCAAAAACACATTTGGGCCACGCGGGTTGTCTCCAAAAAACACCAAGGCCCCATCAATTGATGTTTCCTTAAAAATGCGCAAAGTCTTAAAGTCCTGTGCAGGGCAATCATAACTTGCGGTCACTTCCGATCCCACAAGAGATGATCCAGGCGGTATGTGGATGTATCCGACACTCGAATAGGTGACAAAATCCACACCTTCACTTTTTCCGGATATCGCTACATTTGTGATATTGCGCTTTCCGGTGTCGTGAAAACTGTTGGCTACGCTATCTGCCGCATCAATGACTACACTTCCTGCGCCAGCGGTGATTTCGGCCTGGGTGACAGTCAGAACCTCGGCCAACTTGGCCATAGCAAGGTTTTGCCAGCTTATTTCATCAAGCGTGATCGATCCCGTTACGGTTGTTTTGATAATAACGGAATCGTCAATCATGCCCAATTTAGACTTGTATGATTCGTGTTCGAGCTTTTCCACATCTACAGCCGATGTGAGGCTCTGAATAGCACCAAGGTGCAACAAGGGGCCGTATGTTTTGGTCGATCTATCATATGCGGAAAAAGCCACAATGCCTCGACCAATGGTATAGTTGGCCGTGTCATTGTTAAAAACAGTTTGGGCCATTATTCGTCACCATTCCTTTCAATCCCCATTGCCGTAGCAGCGGGCTTTGGTTTTTCTTCGACAACAGAAACTGCGCCTTTTTCAATCAAGAACATAGCTTTATTCTCCGGAAGCTCAAATCTGTCGCCTTCGTTGTAAAAAACTGATTTTCCGTCTTCGCCAGTTGTGCTGTAAGTGTTTCCAGGGTTTACTACAACCTTCATACGATCTCCTTTCTTTTTTAAACTAAACAATATTTACAGGCAAATTTATAGAATAAAAAGCCGTACCTATGCACATAGACATGTTTTTTGAGTAAAGACTTAATTCTTCAGATGATAATAGCGGAGCATTCCCGATGCTCAATGTGGTTCCATGAAGACTTTTTCGTATTGTTTCAAAAATTGCGTAAACCCCTGGCGAAACTACATCTCCGCTTTTTTGCGCAACTTTTCCGCGCGCGTTGGAGTCAACAGCGTATATTTTAATATCAAAAGCCAAATTGGATCGAAGGTTCATCGTCTCTACGGACATTTTGTCCACATTGACCAAAACCGCCGGAGACCTTAAAGTTCGCTCTGCAATGCTATCCTCGGAAAGTTCGCCTGCGTAAGACTTAATGGTTAGAACTCCTATTTTTTCGCAGGGCTCCCTAACCGCATCTATAATATTTTCTTCAATGGCCTTGTATTTTGTATCAATCATAATTTATATTTCTACATCCCTATCATGTTTTTTTTTCCAAATATCTGAGGATTTGCGCTGAATGAACTTTGGCCTGACGTTTCCATTCCTTGGATGTCTACGCTTCCTTCCGCGACTTGCCTCGCCCATTCTATGGCGCTTTCATATCTAAGCTGACGATATTCAGGAATAGTATTTCTTCTTCCATAAAGCACATATATCGCAATGTCCGAACAGTAAACTTTAACTATGTCGGGAAAATTTTTGAGAGGCAGGCTTGTATATTTTCCAGACGCCGAAAAGAAAGAATCAAGTTCAGCCGTTGCTGTGTCTAATGCCCATTGAAGTATGCTTTGATCTGGATACCCTTCGTTCGAATCGTCAGTTAGCTCTGTAAGTATTTTTTCATCAATATGATTCGTGATATCAATATGATCTGCGTATGCCATATTACACCGTGTGGAAAGATTGGTTTGGGACTGATACGGTTTGCTTGTAGTTAATCAGCGGGATATGTATGTAAATCTCAGCATTTTGAACAACGATGAAATAAATTTCTTGTCTGGCATAATCAAAGCTTGCGGGCATCTGAGTCCCTGCGAAATATCTACCATCAACATTGAGCGGAAGATTAATTATTCTTGCATATGCATCGGCGACATCTTCAGGCTTTACAAGCTCCGACCCAGATACGCCGGAAACAGGAACTGCTATTCGGCAATCTAATGCGTTTTCAGGGGGTTGAAGTGTTACGCCTCCGTTATCTCCTGAGAAAACAACACTTAATGAGCCATTGATCGTTTGTTCTATTTCGGGAAAAATGTATCCGGGCCTCGATGCCAAGAACTTGTAATCTCCATTATCCATAGACACAGAGGCAGACCCGTTCAAATCTGTGAATCCAGACCACAAAAGCACATCAGCCAATGTCTTTATGGTTATTTTGACATATGGTATGTTGTTGCCGTCGGCATCTTTTGCTTTAATAGATACAGCATTGCTTCCGGTAATTGATATGGATTTTAAATCATCAGATATTTCGTCAACTACGACTTGCATAGCATCAATGCTTTCTTGGCTTGGCAATCCAGAAACATCGCACTTTTCATAGTTTTCGCCTGCAAGTCGGCTGCTGATAGTCGTATCCAAAAAAGCAAGCTTGGAAGAAGAATTGTCCATTTCCGTAACTATATCCGTGGCGCTTGGAAGCATGGATATATCTACATTCACTTCAGGTATATTTTCAAGAGCCTTTGCCGTAAATCTATTTCCATCCACATTTTCAACAAGGCCATCTATTTTGTCCGCAGAAGACTTTATTGATTGGGATGTGGCTTCAATTGCAAGCAGGCTAATGTCAGCCTTGCAATCGTCAGGATTTCCAACAATCACCAAGTCTGATGTTGGATCGAATGTAGATAATCCGGAAACGTTGTTTTGAATAGATGTATTTACTGATGCCTGGCTAGCTGGGTCATCGGGAAGATTGTCTGTTTTGGCTTTTATCGCCGACACATCAGAAGCGATTGACGGCATATCTCCATTCATATCAAGAACTTGAGTTTCTTTAAACTCGTATAGAGCCTGACCGTTTTCTTCGAACCCAATCCATACAGACAAAGTTTCTTCAGGCGTCGACGGAGAAACGCCAATGAAAAAATAATACCTACCCAAACCGCCACGAACCGGAACCGGCAGCCCATTAAAAGGCCCTGGATATGGAAATGCAACAAGAGGCGTGGTGAGGTCTGAGTCTTGATATAAATTATCTTGACGAACAATTCCTGAACTGTTGACTATATATATGGTTGGCGCATTATTATCCGGGTCTTCCATGTTGCCCATCATGTCTTTAATGGCTATGTCAACGCGAATAGGCTGAGTCCCAATTGTTGGACGAGGGATATATTTCGGAAGAGATGTAGATACACGAGTCACATTGCTTATGCCATCAATCACTGATTGCGCTGCTGAAATTGCATTCAAAACAGTGGATTGATGAGTATCTAATTCGGATTGTGTTAAAAAACCAGTGGCTTTGCATGCCTCTGTATTTTCAATTGTGACTGTGTCGCTTGCAGGGTCGAACGTGCTGAATCCGGATGCCTTAAAAACAGAAGATGAAAAGATGTTTAATACTTCTTGCTTTGCAGCGGTTACGCCATCAATGGTCATCTCCCAAAGCAAAAGATATTGTTTGTTTATAACGAATGAGGCTTTATCAATCTTTATACCCCACAATCCAATCTTAGAATTGAATTGAATCGGATCAAAGGGAGACCCAGATATTTCGTTATCATTTGTAAAATCAGGAATGCTTCCGTCTATTTCATAAACGCGCAAAGCGTCTACAGATGGATCAAGCACAGTACCGTCAGCCCTTGAGCACTGAACGATGAAAAGAACGTATTCCGGAGATGCATCGTGAATCAAAAACATGCTTAATCCTGTAAATTGAAAATATTGCCCTTAATTAAAAAAGCTAAGGGCAAAAATTTAAATCAACCTTCTCCTGTCGATCCATAGCAGAGCTGATAAAAACCATAGGCTCCCGCAGCTCTCGCCTCAGCTCCATACAGAAACGTTGCATTCATGAACACACGCTCATTATCTATGCGAGTCATTTCTACAAACTTTGCCTTTTCCCGCTCCTGGTAGATAAAAGGTTTCATGACTTTGCTGGTGTCCAAAAGAAACCATGCAGCATCGCTTTCAATCCACGGCACGGAAACAACCTCCGCTGAGCCTTTGTATATATTCGCCTCATCATTCGGAAACTTATCGGTTGTCATGAGATACTTCGCTTTATCTTCCAAAAGCGTGCCCACTACAAGAACATTCGGATTGACTGCGAGCGGTCTTCCGTGTTCATCCTTCATAGATCGCATTGTTTGCCTCGCAAGCCCGTAGCTGGCTTCTGCCGCAGCAGCAGAAGTAACATCAAGGGGCATCGTACCCTTGTTGTTAATGGTCTGACCGCCCAGCTTGTGGTTGTTTGCACAAAACGGCTTGCCATCCCAGCACTTAAGGCTGAAAGCACCATTGATCATTTCGGCAACGATCTCATCCGGAAGATTTTTCGCGCTTTCCCCAGCAGATCGCGCCATTGTGCCCACCATTCCCAATTGATCATCCTGGATTTGGTTTCGGCTCACCTCAACGGTTACTTCAAAATCTTCGTTATTGACGATATAGTCATAACCCTTGAACGTTTCAATGTTTTTGCTTCCTATCCACCGTTTCATCTGCGGAAACTTGGACAACCAAGCATAATCATTGAAAGCGCCAGTGGACGGAATTTTCATTGCAACCTTGGCCCAATAAGAATCCGCCGTTTCCATGCCCTTCGTAAATTCTGTTTTCAAATTTACAAAAAGAGCATCCAGGTTTGAACGATTTACAAGCATTATCCCCCTCCTTACCTCACTTTAATATCGACAAGAACGCCCATAGACGGATCAAGACCAACACACATTCCTGCCTTGACAAATTCCGTAACTGAGCTCCCAGCGCCCACAGAAGAAGTCACCACATTGGCGGACTCTGCATAAACCGGCTGCCCTATATCCTTGAGCTCAACCGGAACCAAACTGGAATTATCCAACCACAGCCTACCCTCTCTCGGAATGGCTTTCTTGTCGCCTTTGGCTCCGCCTGTGTTGTCGTATTCATAGTCGGCGAATCCGAGCACAACGAGACCTGCGGAATCCTCAGCCTCCATAACTCCATTAGCGCCATCTACGGCGATAAGATTTCCGGAACCTATGTGCTCGCCAGCTTTGACGTCAATCTCCGGAAGATGGTAGCCTTCATTTGTCGTAAACAACCTCGATTCGCTCATTTATTTATCTCCGTATTTCTGGCGGTCTTCGTCAGATACGCCCATCATGGCACCAATATTTTCTACCGCCTGCTTGGCTTCCAGGGTTTCTTTTTCTTCCGTGGCTTTTGTTTTTCCAGGAAGGTCGTCAATGGGAACCGCCGATCCGCGTTCGCGAGACAAAATAACCTTTTTAAAAAGGTCAGGGTTGTTTTTGGAAAGATCGGAAGCCCAGCCTTTAAGCTCATCCGGAGTTACCTTCCCTTCAGCAACCGCTTGATCCACCATTTTGTCGGATTTAAGCTGCGCAAGCTCATCGCGCATACTCTCAATTTCTTTGCCCAAAGCCTGCGTCAAAGCCGTTACTTCAGAGGAAACATCTCCGGATTTATCCGGTTTCGCAAAAGACAATACTGTTTTTTTTGAGTCCTTCAACTTGGCAACCGCCACAATCAGATCATCAGCTTTTGCATCTTTAAGGCCCAAAATATCAGACAGCTTTTTAAATGCATCTTCCGTCATCGGATTTTCCAGCATCTGAGCCACTGCATCAATCACAGCTTCTTCGCCTGCGTCCGGAAGCTCCATAAGCTTCTGAAGCTTTTCCAGTAGTCCGGCCTGCATCAATGCAGACACCGCAGCAATTACATCATCATCGCTGGATTCGGGAGCCAAGCCCAGCAATTCAATGATTTGTTCTTTCATTTGATCTCCTTCCTTGAATTTGGCAACCAACGGCGGCAAATCGTTTAGCCGAGGCTGATTGGTCAATGCTACATTATAAAGAGCCGTAATCTTTCTGTCTTTTTTTCTTATTTGACAAACAGGAGAAAAATACCTGTACTCCTTACTTTCAATGTATTCCTTAGCTTTGTCAGTCCATTTTACATGAACCCACAAACCATTGTTATCATAAGTAATATTCGTAACCCAACCGGCTGCTGGTGCCTGATCCCCTGACAAGGTTTGGTGCTCGTAATCAACAACCATATCGTGTCGTTGATTTTTAAATTCATCAATGATCAGCTGGGCAGATTCATCGTCAAAAATCGCGGGTGCCTGGTCTTTAATCCTGACCTCGCCCTTGGGAAAAACCCGAAACTTTTCCGGAGCTTTTGAATTTATATGATCGTTATCTTTTAATATTCCAAGAATAAGCACAACGTCAATCCTGTTTCAAATAATCAATAGTTGCGGATTTCATTTCTTTTATATCTGCTGGCTGAAGCATCATATAAGGTCTTCCTGGGATATCTCCCCACGGAAAAACCATTTTCCTTTGATGCTTTTTTACATACCCAATTCCGCTTGCAGTCTTCTTTTTTTTCTTACCCTTGCCTTTATATTTTGATCTGGATTTTACTTTTCGAACATGAGCTTTGATAGTTACTTTTTTTGACCCAAATGAACCACGCTTTGCGCCAAATTGCATCAATGCTGAATAGGGCTTGTTCGGAGCCGTGACCACCCTGGATTTATTTGCCTCGACCTTATAATTTACAGAACCTGCAAGGCCACCCGCAAACCCCTGCCGACGAAGAATAGGGTGTGCTGCTTTTCTCAATTTGACTGTTGTGGGAGATAGCGGTGCCCATTTTTTGGGCCTGCCTTCTTTTTCAAAGTTTTGAATCACCGAGGTTCGGGTTGTCTCGCCATATATCTTTAATAGTCCGTCCGGCTTATCAAGTTTTCTTTTGTATTTTTTGAGAAAGCCTTGCAGCTTTTTATCATCAACAATAACAGTCATTTCATCGACAATCCCATTTCTTGACCTCTCCACGGATCAAGGCCAGGGTGGTAATCCCATCCAGGGTCTATGCCTTCAGGAATCCTGTATGTTTTTCCTGTTTTGGGATGTTTCCAGGTATAATACTTAATCGGCGGAGGCGACAACTTTGCGATGGCGCTGTTTTCTTTGACCCATTGTTCTACTTCGCGAGCTGACATTGATACGATTCCGCACTTGCAGCCCCATCCATTCGGCGGTGCGTGTGTCGCCCAAAACCCATCATCGGCGGGCAGTATCGTGCCCACCCAATCCAAATGATCTTTTCTTGGCTCTCGGCTCGATGTCGCAACATATCGCCAATAAGGACGGGCCTTTACAACATCAGGATCAAGCATCTGCTGGTAGTGGCCATAATGATACGCGCTGCTCATATTTGTATAAAAAATCAGCGCCGATCTCCAACCTTCAGAGCCCTTGTATGACCATCCATATCGCTTGGTTATGTCACTAAAATCTTTTCGAAACTCATCTATTCCTATTCCGTCCGTCAGGCCACGCTCCACTGCTTCCTGCATATCGATAAGCAGATCATCCATCATTGCTCCGGCAGAAACAAATGCCTTTTGATTGAGCTCATAAACATAATCTGCCCAGCTGGATGTCGGCATTCCGATTTTTTTTCGAAAAAAATCTATGGCTTCTTGAAAAGGGAGATCAATCCACTTGTCACTGCGCGCCATCGTATCTCCCCATAAGATGCGCCAACTGCATAGCTTTTCCCATGACCCTTCCCATTTCGACGGGAGACAATTCCATACCTATCAGCGCCTCATAAAGTGAATTCATATCTTCAAAATTCTTTAATGCAAATTCTATTTCCCCCCAATGGTCTTGAGGCTCGGCCTTTAAAGCCTTGTCAGCTATGGCGTCAACAGGCTTTTGAACGCCTGGTTCCGAATGAAATTTATCAGGAAGCTCATTGAGCAACTCGGACATTGCTTCGTTTTTTTGCGTCGATGTTCCACGTGGAACATTTGCCCAGATTTTAGCAATGTTTGTTTTTTCAGGCCCGGATGTTCCACGTGGAACAATTAATTTTTCATCCGGTTGAGGCTCAGGAATTCCAAAGCTGTCAAAGATATAAGATTGAGGAAAAGCAACGCCGATGTCGGACAACTTGGATATCCAATCGGCTTTTTGATTCAGGTCTTCCTGCTCCTCCCAATCCGGCGTGTATTTAGGAACCGGTACGTTCCATCCAAAATTAAAACCGACATAGGGAGTAATTAATTGCCTTCTGATTGTGGATGCGATGGCGAACGAATCAGCCTTGACAAGGTCTCGACGAACCTCCTCTTTGACTTTGTCGCTGGCGTAAGTACCTGGCGTTTGATTATCCGAAGACTGAGATGTTCCTGTGAGCGCTTTGCTTATCTCTCTGTTGCAAAAATTAATCAAGGACTCATACGGCCCTGTTCCTTGAGAAGATTTTGAAGCCTCAATAAATTGGATATTTGTTTCATCAGGGATAACTCCGCTTGCTTCGCTTCCGAAATGGCTGACGACTGATTTTAACGTTTCTATTTCTTCGTTTCTTGCTCCCCTTGGATATTTTCCGATCCTCAAAGGCATTCCGAATGCTTCGGAAAAAGACACCCAATCCTTAATGGAATAATTTTTAAACATCCACATCCAGGCGCAAGCCCTAAAAATAGCTGATTGAGTGGGGTGCCCAACCATTCCTCCGTGAGAATGAAAAATAGTTTTCCACTTAGGTATTTCAACTCCCTCTACATTGTCATCAGTCAGGAGCATCGGAGTTTTTAATCGAGTTCCTCTATAAGAAACAAATGTCAATCGAGATTGTTCTACAAATTTAAATTCAGGCACAGTTACATGCCCATTTTTAATAATCCAAGGAATTTCCAGCATGGCAAATCCCTTTCCGACCGAGTCTTGCAATGCTACAAGTGCATCCCCATAATCAGAAATTTGACCAATAAATTCTTCAACATGCTTCGCTATCAATGTGTCGCGAGGGTGCTCAGATAAAGGTCTGACAGTAAATTGAACTTCACGAATCGCATTAGTTCGCTTGTTTCGTTCTCCAAGCAAATGAGTGTCTTTTTCTTCCATCTGCTCAAAAAGTTCAGCTTGCAAACCAATATTTCCAACGTCAGCCTCCCTGAATACCTGAGCCATTATTACAGGATTTATTCCGCTTGATACGTAATTCCTACGCTCGGAAAGCATTTCAGCTTTCGGCAAAGACCTTTTAAGCTTTCTGAAAGACTTAAAAAATTGTGCTATTCTACTGGCCATCAAAAAGTTCCTCTACCGAATCCTGACCGTCTACTTGTGAGCTGGGAAGAAAAAACAATATTAAAATTTATGCCCCTAAGATGATCAAGTCCCTGGCTAAAAGCATCGACCTGATCGTCGTATTCTGAATTAGGAAAGTTTTCTATTTCATCCTTAAAGTCTTCGAGCCAAGTTGCGGATTCAGGAAGATAGCAAGCTCCCGCCTCTACAGTGGGAGCCACCGCCTGTGCCCTTATGAATTTATCTCCGGTCTTAGGAGTTATTGCCTTAATAGGCAAACTTAAATCTCTGGACATTTCCTGCACTAAGCTTTGTCCGCTGGCTTTGTCTTCGACTATGATTTCATGAGGCGAATAGCTTGCATACATACCAAGCACTGCTTGCCTAAGTTCCGGATATTCAACTTTTTTTCGCCAAACATTTAAGACATATATCTTATGATTTTTATAGAAAAATGTGATGCAAACCGTATATGCAGCCTGATCATTTTTTTTAAAAGCTGTATCCCATGACTGCAATATAAAGGCAAAATCATCGCCAGGAATTTCTTTGTATGTATTCCACCAGTCGCTTTTAAACAACCCACCTTCCGGAGGCGTAGGTTTTTGGCCAAATTGGCCTGCATATTCAATGCTTCCTAAATCAGATTTTTGATCAGCTAAGGCTTTTCTATCCAACCTGATCGGATCAAGAAGACCATCCTTATAGTATTTTGACAAATAGGCTGGTTTAATCGGGTATGTGTCATCAGCTGGTAAGCAAATATGCAGTATTTTTTTATCTGATTTTGACAACATAATTCCGGATGGATCACCCACTGAAAGCCTCTGCATCACAAGGATCATCAGAGTAATTTTCTTATCTACTTTTCGAGTAGACATCGTTTTCGATATCCATGCATTTGCATTTTCAAGCTCTGTCGGGCTCGATGCCATATTCGGATTGAGTGGGTCATCAATCACGATGCAATGGGCATGGACTCCGGTCGCTGTGCTTCTGATGGATGTGGAAAATCGTTGTCCTCCCTCATCTGTTTTGTAGTTTGACTTTGCGCTTCGATCCGGGAGAATGCTTACTTCAGGGAACAAGTATTGATATTTTTCTGAAAGAACAATGTCTCTTGAATGCTCGGCGCTTTCAAGTTCCAGCTTTTCGGAATATGACCCTGCAATAAACCTTAAGGACGGATCAACCGCCCACGCCCAAGCAGGCAACATTTGTGTGCATATCGTTGATTTAGTGGTTCCCGGAGGTATGTTTATTATAATATCGTACTGCTTTGGCTGCCTTGCAATTACGCGCATGATCGCATCTTGCAACACAGAACACAGGTATTCAATGTGCCAATTGAAAACAGGGGTTTCCTGAACAATTGTATCCCAGAAAACCTTAAAAAAAGAATAAAAGCAGTTTCTATATTCTTCTGCTTTTTTTCTTCTTCTTTGCTCTTCTTTTATTTCAAAAAGCCTTTGTTTCGATTGAATATCGAGGCTCATTAAGACAAGCTCCGAATCAATAATCTTCTTCAGATTCCACTTTTCGCAGCTCTTCTTCAAGCTCCGAATCAGACATGTCTCTCACACTCCGGTTATCTTCGACTACAACTTGTTTTTTAAGGGAATAGTCTTCCGGGAACCTTCTTTCCAAATGCCATGCTGCTGCTTGCCATGTGCCTTTTGCCCCAGCAGTTTTAATAATTCGAAGCTGCTCCCTAACGAGATCAGCCTCAGCTTTTTTAACTGCATCCCTGAATTCTCTATATATTGACTCGCAAGACTCGTCCTCGCCCATTGCCATCCAACGAAAAAATGTGGACTTTCCTATGCCTGCACACTGAGCAGATTTTTCATAAGTCAGTCCATCAAATACGCAATCGCACACAATTTTTTGAACTTCAGGAGTAAGCTTAGGCTTCCTACCCACTTTTTTACTCATTTTGTTTTCTTTATTTTTTAATGGAACCCAAAGGAACGCCAGGGCCACTTGCCTGCTGCTCAGGATTCCCATTCATAACATTTGAAATCACATTTGCTTTGTATGTGATCTGATCCTCCGGAAGCTTTGATAGCTCCTGTATCTGGCTATTCAAGTTTGCCACCCAATCACCCAGCCATTGCTTTGACCCAGCCGCCTGTTGCATCAGCTGAGGATTACCCATATATCCGGGGCTCATCTGATTCAAGCGCTCCAATTCAGAAATCACCTGATGCGCCTGAGCCAAACCTTGAATCAAATTATGCAAATCCTGCAACATTTATCACCCTCCTGTGCATTGTTTTCCTTTTTCACGGTCGCGAATATACCTTAAGATTGTATCATAAAGAAACTGAGGAACAGATTTGTAATTATCCTCCAAAACAATTTCTTCGATTATCTCCTCAACAGTCGGAGTCACGCTTAGGTATAAACGCTTGCATCTCGATTCAGATTTTTCTGATTCATGCTGGTGTAAAACCACCTGATCAATTTGGCTCAACATATCACCTTTTTTTTAAGATATTGAACCTAACTCATGCTACACACTAAAGCTTGTTAAATCAAGCAGAAAAGGAGAAAAAAATGAACAACGGAATGGCAATGCCCAGCGGTGGAGGCATTGGTGCAGGAGAGCTCGCACTTCTTCAAAACGGCGGAGGCGGAAATAACTGGAGCAACAACCCGTTTGCCTACCTGATCTGGCTTGTTGCGCTGGGTCGGAACGGCCTGTTCGGAGGCAATGATGCAGCAGGGGCCGCGACCGTTGCGTCTCAGGCTGATGCGATTCGAGGAGTCCAGGAAACTGTGTCTGCCGGTAATCTGGCTGCTTGCCAGAACACCAATGCCATCCAGGCCAGCATTGCTCAGTCTGCCGCTCAGGCAGCTGCTTGTTGCTGCGACACCCGGCTGGAACAGGCCAACCAGGGCGCTCTGACGCGCCAGTCGATTGATCAGGGCACTTTCGTGACTCAGGGCGGATTCAAAGACCTCGCGCTCCAGAATTGCCAGAGCTTCAGCGGCCTTTCTGCCCAGCTGGCTGCTTGTTGCTGCGAAAATCAGAAGGGTCTTCTGGGCGTCGAAAATGCAATCGGCATGCAGACCATGCAGCTGACCCAGCAGGCTACCGCAAACACTCAAGCAATTCTGAATCAGCTTGCCCAGCAGAATGAGGCTTTGCTCCGCGACCGGTTGGCTGAAAAAGATGACATCATCGCACAGTGCCGCCTTGATCTTTCCCAGCAGACCCAGAACAACATCATCACAGCTCAGATCAACGCAGCCGTGACCGCAGCCGTAAACCAGATTACAACCATCTGTGGCTGCTCCTGCAACGGCTCCGGCTCCCCCGGAAACTCAGGTAACTAAGGATAGGCTTATGAAGCGCTTTATAATTCCCCGCGTCGCTCATTGCAACGACGGATGTTAATGTGGGGCGCGGGTATTTAATCCCGCGCCCCTTTTTATATGGAGATTTAAAAATGTTGAATCCTGATATCGTATCCGCAATCAATGCCATGATCCATCATCTGCAATCCTGCTCAATGGCCTACAAGCAGCTTGCGCACGGCTTTGATTATGCAGGTCTTGAAGGGTTTGCCGCTTTTTTTCGCTATGAAGGCCACGAGCGATGGACGTTGTCCAGAAAAATAAGCCACTTTCTGAAACACGCTGGGGCAATGGTAGAGCTTGATGGATTCGAAAAGCCTGAGTCCGCGGCGAATCCCCAAGAAGCCTTGCGAGTCGCGATGACCCACGAGACGGTACTCGTCGACGCAGCAAATGAGTATGCAAAGGCAGCTATGGAAGCTGGCGATTATATCACATCCGCAAAAATCAGCAAATGGGGCAAGCGCTGCCTTTATGAAAAAGCAGAAATTCATAGAGTGCAGCGCAAGCTGGCTGATGTGGGAGCGGATGCCTCAGCTATCCATGCAATGAATTCCTGGCTCCATGAAAAATACAAGGAGCATTGCTATTGTTGCTGATGCAATTTTGTTTTTTTATTGAAGCCCAAGTGCCCATAAAGCGCTTGGGCTTTTCTGTTTAAGGCGCTTGCATCGTCTATCAGCACCACTATATTATAGCCAAATCAAACGAAAGGATAAAGTTATGGATTCTTCCGACTACAGAGCTTTGAAGGCTGTTGCAAAGTACATCCCCGGACACGGCTGGTATCTCGATGGTGTCCACCCGGACTCCCCTGATTGCACGTCCAGCCACTTCCTGGGCC